TTTTAACCAACCTAACAAAAATAAAAAAATAAATTTATTAAATTATTTTGTTAGGTTGATTAAAAAAAGAAGGAATAAATAGATGTAAAAATCCAATAATATTAATTTATTTGGGATAGTTTGGAAGGACGCGGAAAGTGCTGTTGAATGCTTGGAAACGAGGTGATCTATCCTATGTGAAATAACTGTATCCTATGTGGAAATTAATTAGTTTTAATATATGTTGCTCATTTTTGAAATGACTACTCATTTCATGATAATGAAATTATGCAGGTGTAGTTTAAATTATAAAATCCTATTTACAATCTAAATGAAAACAATTGAACACTATATAATGTTGAAATAATCGTAAATGTTTGATAAAAGTGAAACCCAATAAAAAGGACAAATCGAGAATTAAAGACTCGGATATATAAAAAGACGCAAAAAAAACTTGTTTGTTTGTATTGTTGGTATATCATAAATTTTCAGCTCTTTTTTGGCGAAAATGTGAATAGCAACACATACACAAAGAAACAAGGGACGTTTTTGACATTGGGCCAAACCCAGTCACCACCATCGTGAAACGCTCCAAAAACACGAGATACACATCGTCTGATCATTATTAGTAAACGTTCTTTTTGCCTTAGATGGTGGCCAGCCACTTCAAGCTAGTAAGAAACAAATACAAATACCAGAATAGACTCAACCACATAAACGGTCCTTTAAGACTCGATAAGGATATTATCCCTCATAAATCCTTAAATATCGATTTTTCTTGTATCCTATCTTCACCCCGTGGTAATATCCCCGTCGAGATAAGCCATTCGTTAAATAGAATACAAGCTTTGACGCCATGTGGTTCCCCGCTTTATGTAAAATTTAAATTTAAATAATTTAAATTGATTTCAACCAAGCGGGTAGTTGTATATTACATCACTCCGTAATAAGGGGCCATTAAACTCTTGAAGAGAACAAACTCTTGAAGAGTACAACACTGGATTCGTATTGTAAATATATAATATATTAAAAGACTACATCTTATAAGATGTATTTTATAATGGGGTAAATATACAAATCACAAAAAAATCATTTTTTTTTACACATTACTATTTTTTTTTCATCGTATCCTATGTGAAATAAACGTATCCTATGTGAAATAAACGTATCCTATGTGAAATAAACGCAAGCTTCGCAACGAAGCGCGTAGCGCTGAGATAATCTGAATCATTTATTTAGCATGGGAATTATTATATTTAATTATTTGTTAGGTTGTGTAAAAAATAAATGAGTTATTTGATGGAATAATCCAATATTCTTTATTGGAAAAAATGGACAACGAGGTTTTGAGATATCTAAATTAACACCCATTATTAAGTAAATTAATAATTTGACAACCTAACAAATTATTATAAAAATAATTAGTGAAATAAAATCAAAAAAGGGTTGTCCTTTTTTGTTTTTGTTTTTGTTTTGTTCAGTCTCGTCGTCTACCAACTATTGGGTGAGACTCTTGATCTTGACTCTTTAATCACAAGCCTGCAACAAGGGCATTTTACCTGTTCATCGCAATTCAATAGTCGGATAAAGCAAGGTGTGCAAAATGTGTGCCCGCAAACGGTTGTGCATGACTCGATTGTGTTTTGCATGATTGGTTCAATGCAAATAGGACAATTATTTGTGGATTCGGTTCTTGCGTGTGCTCTTGCATATGCGCGTTGGATCTCAATCAAGTTCTTGCGATATGCTACAATAATTCTATCCATGCGAACGAGCTCTTGGAGTTTAGCCTCGCACGCAAAGCCCAACTGGTTGTTTGTCATTTTTGATATGGGTTTGGATGCATCTTTGGGTTTGGAGGCATCTTTGGGTGCGAGGCTAAACTCCAAGATCTCGGCTCGGTTCTGGCGAATATACTCGTTCAAGATGGAGAGCACTGCCTTCATCATCAGTCGGGGTTTATGTTCGAATAAACCTTTGGCCCCGAAACCTTCTGTGCGACGATGCTTGACCAACAAATGAGCAGATACGCTCCACGCATCGGATTCTTCCTTTCTGCGCTTTGCGTCCTTTGCCCAATACTTGGCACTCATCTTTGGCATCTGCTGGCTCACCGACATATTCTGGTGTTCTGGTTTCTGGATTGTAATTATTGGCTCGTTTGAGTTTGTGGAGAGAACTATTTATAAAATTTTTCATTTTTTAAAAAAATTATGATTTTTTTGGTTTTATGATTTTTTATGATTTTTTTGAATGAAACCAGACCTGTCTAAATATCATTTTGAAACGTTGTCCTTACTGCGCGTATTGTATTTTTCCTTAATAAAAACTTGTATCATTATAATGATGAATGAAATCAATAGTGGATGGAATGATCAGGCGGAAGATGTATTAGAAAGATTACGAATAAATTGCGTTAATTTGTCCGAGTATCATCGTAAGAGATATTATCATTTTAAATCATATGGTAAATATTTTAGATTACCGTTAATCATTTTAGCATCAGTCAATTCAACTGTTTCCATCGGTTTAACGGATCTTTTGGCTCAACGAATAATAAGTGGAATAACATGCCTAATAGGAATGACCATGGGGATAATAGGTGCGGTTGAATTGTATTTAGGTATTCAAAATTCTATGGAATTGGAACTCAAACAAAGCAAAGAGTTTTATGTATTAGCAATTGATCTTTATAAATCATTATCACTTCGCCGGGAGAATAGATCAGATAATGGTAAGGACTATTTAAATGAAAAATATTCACAATATATCAAAATGGTAGAAGCATCTAATTTATTACAAGGAAAAATGACAGCAGATCTATTAACTACTATTCCGTCTTCTTGCGTATATGACAATTTGCGTGAAATAAATTATGAAAAACATATTATAAAACGACATCATAATAATATGATGACAGAAATAAATGAATCAGCTGTAAATAACTCGGATAGTTTGGTTGTTAATGTTGAAAAGGAGGAACATGACTCGGATAGTTTGGTTAATGTTGAAAAAGAGGAATCGACAACAGTTGGCATAAATGACTCGGATAGTTTGGTTAATGTTGAAAAAGAGGAATCGACAACAGTTGGCATAAATGACTCGGATAGTTTGGTGGTTAATGTTGAAAAAGAGGAATCGACAACAGTTGGTATAAATGACTCGGATAGTTTGGTGGTTAATGTTGAAAAAGAGGAATCGACAACAGTTGGCATAAATGACTCGGATAGTTTGGTGGTTAATGTTGAAAAGGAGGAATCGACAACAGTTGGCATAAATGACTCGGATAGTTTGGTTAATGTTGATAATTAATACTGGATTTTTCCCATAATACGAAATCATCACTCATTTCTTAAATCATCACTCATTTCTTAATTTTAAACTAATTAAAAAATAATGTTTAAATATTAACACTACTACACTACTACACTACTACACTACTACACTACTACACTACTACACTACTACACTACTACACTACTACACTACTACACCATTATATTTCTATTATTTTTATTAGACGCGATTAGCATCATCACATACTTCTTGCATCCGTATGTGGCCGAGTGTTCTAAGAGCAACTGGTTCGAGTACTCTGTTAGACAATGACATTCTCGCAAGTATCCAGACAATTCCTCCTTCAAATTATCATCTCTTTGACGGTCGGACTCAGTTGCTGCGACATCCTGTCCAGCCACTGGTATTATAACGCGACTCATTGTATGTGATAAGCGGAACATAATGTCCGTTAGACCTTGAACTTGAAATTCAATGACGTTTGAAATTGCGCGCTTTTTATCAAAGGCCTTCTGCGAAGCAAAGACCCGGCGCTCAAAGGCCTTATCATCTATTTCACTATTCAGATACTTTACGCGCGATTCCAGATTAACGACCATATTGTCTGTTCTGAACTTAGGAGCTTGCACTTGTTGTAGATGTATAGCGCCCCTCAGTATATCGGTGACATTCTTGGCAGATATGGCGTCTGTGAGAAATGCAACTTTGCTACCAATATAGAGATACAGTTGGCTGTCGGTAATATCACGACCACATGGTATATCTCCAACTTGGCGAGCCGCGCCCCCGTTTTTGCGCTGCCACTCAAAGAAGTGAGGATTATGTATCCTGGTCTCTATATTCCCCGTTCTCCAACTGAAAGCCGTATGACACTCGGGACACCACATCTGATCACAACCATCGATCTTATAGATTGGCGTCTGGCACTTGGGGCAAGATTTAGTGTCCTTTTTGAGCAACGTTTCGGTCTCCACGTCGTCCTTATTACAAGTGTGCTCCGAATCTTGGCTAGTCCCT